AAAGGTTAAACTTTGACGCTGCACTGAAAATCAGACTGAAAGAAATGGACGGAGAAATAGCTGAGTATTTCTACGTTGAGACCAAGAGCAAAAAGATTTATTTGCTATCTAATGGCGATGTAGTCGATGACGATGGGCTGGCCAAGGCCAAGAATCCGAAGATTGAAGCGGAAAGGACAGAGGAATATCCGGTTGTCAAGTGGTGCTTAATCGGTGGCGATAGGATCCTTGACCGTAAAGAGTGGGCGGGTAAATACATCCCGATTATTCCAATCTACGGCGACACTGTAGAGATTAAAGGCCGTCAGATATACGAGGGTATGGTTCGGGCGATAAAAGACCCGCAGCGGATGCTCAATTACTATCGCTCGACAGAGACTGAGCTGTTAGCACTCACACCAAAAGCGCCGATATTGGTAGCAGAAGGTCAGCTTGAAGGCTATGAAGACAAGTGGGCAACAGCTAACAACGTCAATCATGCTTATCTTGAGTATAAGCAGACAGACCTAGAAGGCCGTCCAGCTCCAATGCCACAGCGCACACAGTTTCAACCGCCACCATCAGGCGTGTTGCAAGGCGCTCAGAATGCCGCACAGGATATGATGGACATAACGTCTATCCACGAGGCAGGGCTTGGCGCTAGGTCTAATGAAACATCAGGCAGGGCGATACTCGCAAGGCAGAAAGAGGGCGACAACGCCACTTTTCACTATGCTCACAACAAAGAGATTTCAGTTGCCCATTGTGCGCGGATACTTGTTGACCTTATCCCGAAGATATACGACACGCCTAGAGTGGTTCGTGTACTCGGTCTTGACGGTAAAGAGAAGCTCAAAAAGATCAATCAGAACTTTACTGAAAAAGACGAATATGGTCGGGCAATTAAGAAATTCTACGACCTTTCAGCCGGAACGTATGATGTAGTAGTTAGTGCAGGCGCATCCTATCAGACTCTCAGACAAGAAGCTGCTGAAGCCATGACGCAGATGGTCCAAGGCAATCCGCAGCTTATGCAGATAGCGGGTGATTTAATCATGCGGGGTTACGATTTCCCGAATGCTGATGATATTGCCGAACGCTTGCACAAAGCATTACCGACTGAGCTGCAAGAGCCTGACGATGAAGAAGGCGATACCATGCCGCCTGAGATTAAGGCGCAATTGGATCAGTCACAGCAACAGATGGATGAGATGCTGAAACAGATTGGTCAGATGGATGCGGCACTGAAAGACAAGCAGATGCAAGACCAGCTTGCCATGCAGAAAGTTCAGATTGAGCAATTCCAGGCTGAAACGGCACGGATGAAGGCAGAGCGTGAGCTAGAGTTGAAGGCAATGGAATTACAGTCCAAGATGCAGCCACAAGCAGAAGTCGAACCTGATGTTACAGAGAGCGAAAGGTTAAACTTTGACGCTGCACTGAAAATCAGGCTAAAAGAGATGGACGGAGAAATAGCTGAGAATCTGAAGCTGATGGATATTAAAGCGAAACAATTAGAGGCTGATCCTAGTGTGTATCCAGAATTGGACGAAGATGACAATAGTGGCGATGTTATTGGTGCGCTTACTAAAGCACTGAGCATGGACAAGGAGATAGTGCGTGATGCCGATGGTAGACCGATTGGAGTGCGGACTGTCAGACCGATGGATGTTGAGTGATGGCGGCTGTAACGCTTCGCCATCGTAAAACGGACACCGTAGCAGACTGGACTCAAATACAGCTAAACGAATACATTGCCAGGGGTGCTTATCCTGCGGGTACTACGCTTGCTGATATTGTATTGCCTAGCGACTGGAATGCTGACCACGATATGACAGAGGTCAATTCGGCTTTAGATGATGCCTCGGCTTTCACGATGATGATGATGGGTGCTTAATGGCTACGACTCGAAAGGTATTAGGGCAGCACGTTCCATCGGCAGGCGCTACCGATTTGATGTACACAGTGCCATCATCAACACAGGCTGTTGTGTCGTCTATCGTCTGCTGCAATACGGCAGCCCTTGATGATGTTTTATCTATCGGGGTTGTCGAGGCTGGCGATACGATAGCAGCCAAGAATATCCTATACTATCAGCTTCCAGTCTCTAGCTATAACACATTCACTGCCACCATCGGCATCACGATGAACGCAGGGGATATGCTTTATGTGTACAGCCTCAATGGCTATGTGTCGTTTTCCGCATTCGGGCAGGAGATAACCTGATGACGCAGGGATATGCTACGAATGGCGAAGGCAAGGTATTAGACGGCAATAGCACAACAAGCGCTCTGAATGCTGCGGCTGTTTTTACAGGTGCATGGATAAATGTGTCGAAGTATCCAGACTTATCCGTGGCTGTTAAAACTGACCAAGACGGCACGATTGCTATACAGTACTCTCCTGATGGCACTAACATTGACTCAACAATTACTCGCTACTATCGCACTGCGCAGATTGAGCCTCCGCACATATTCAAGAATGCCAGACCTTATGCCAGGGTGGTGTTCACTAACACTAGCGCATCGAATCAGACCTATTTTCGATTGGTTACGATGGTTGGTGACCGTGGAGAATTGAATATCCCTATTGACGCTACTATGTCACAGGATTATGACTCTGTTAGCGTTCGACCTACTGAATATGTTTACGAAGTGGCTCTAGGCAGACGGCAGGGAGCTACAACGTGGAACAAATGGGGATATAACGCTGATATTGATACTGCTGCTGCTGAAACGATATGGACTGTCGGCGGTACTCTTACACGCATGACTGCTGCTGACACGTTTAACGTGGTATCGACTAGCGCCAATGATACATCGGCTGGAACGGGCGCTCAGTCAATCATCATCTATGGTATTGATGAGAATTATCTTGCTATCACAGAGGTTGTCACTCTGAATGGCACAACTCCTGTAGTAACTACAAACCAATGGATCGGCGTTAATCGTGCTGCAATCTACCTTGCAGGTTCAGGTGGTGAGAATGCCGGTGATATTAATATAACAGTCACTACTAGTGGAGTCGCACAGGCACAGATACCAACGAGTGCAGGCTCATCTCAACATGCCTTTTTCTTTGTGCAAGCAGGGCATCAGGCTTTGATGGATTGGCTGTATATCAACATGGTGAAGATATCAGGCGGAGGTGGTAGCCCTGTTGTCACGACTAAAGCTTATGTGACGTCATTGGTCAGCGGTGCAAGATATGAGGTATTCCGTGATTACATCGATACGGCGGTAGAAAATCACACAGAGCTAAGACCGTCACAGCCATTCGTGGTTGGTGAAAAGAGCCTGATAGAGTTCCGGTCATCTACCGACACCAATAACACGGCTGTGTCTGTACGATTCAGTCTGATTGAAGTCAGGAATGTGAGTACCTGATGTGTTTCAGCTATCCGGCTTCCAGCGTACCGCATTCGAGATTGGCGAGGTACAGCTAACAGGTGGAGGTCGGGTAACTGGCGGTGGCAAGTTTGATTCACGGATAGGATGGACAGCAAAGGATTGGAAAGCCCAGTTTGATCGGTTATCGCCTGAGGTCAAGACTGCTATCAAGTCGGTAGCCAGACCAAAGACAACAAAGCAAGACAGGGAAAAGGAGCTTAGGCAGGAATTGGCGTACATTGATGCCAAGTTCATGCGATTGTATGTGACGCTAATGGAAAAGCTGCACACTGAACAACTAGAAGAGCGGCAAAGGCTCAGGGATGAGCAAGCTAGAGTGTTAGCTGAGACTAAAAGACGCGCCAATGATGACGACTTGGCTATCCTACTTCTACTGTTATAGCGCCTACTTCGATTAGCTTCCTGATTGCCAGGATCGTTTTCTTTTCGCCAGTCTTTAGCATGATGTTTTCACGGTGGGCGACAACTGTCCTGTTAGTGATGCCTAGGATGCTCCCTATTTCGTCATAGCTGAAACCGTCCCAAATCATCTCAGCCACTTTCTGTTGTTGCTTCGTCAGTTTCAGCATTGCTATCCCCTTTTGTTGGCACTGTATATTAGTGCAATTACGTATGGCAGCGCAAGAGAATTATAATCATGCGAACCGCCTTCACTCGGTCAGTGATGAATGATCCTCTGGGGATTGTATGAGTAATGAGAACGAGAATGAACTGGAAGCAGCGCCAGTCGATGAAGTTGAAAACACGGAAATTGAGAATGCTGAAACTGTCGATAAAGAGTCCGAGCCGACACCGGAAGAAGTAGAAGCCCAAGAGCAAGCCGCCAAAGAGAAAGAAAAGCGAGGCGCTCAGAAGCGGATAGACCGTTTAACTCGTGAAAAATACGAGCTAAAGGCGAAGGCAGATTATCTCGAAAGGATAATTTCCCAACAGCCTGAAACGCGTCAACAGCACCAAGGGTTAGACCGTAGTCAGTTTGATAGTGAGGCTGATTACATTGAGGCAATAGTCGAGCAAAGACTGGATCGCGAGAGACAGAGTGCAGAGGCTAAGAATCAGGAACAAGCGCGGGCTTCCATAGCGCAGACTGTAGATAGTATCTACGCTGAGGCTGAGGCAGAAAGCGAAGACTTTGATGCGGAGGAATTCCGTACTGAGATCGCTTCCAAAATGTCGAATCTGATGGCTGATGCCATTATTGAATCTGACATAAGCGTAAAGCTATTGGTTCACTTCAACGACAACCCAAAAGATGTTGAGCGTATCGCAGCTCTAAGTATAGCGAGGCAAGCGGTGGAGATTGGAAAGCTGGAAGCATCATTATCCAGCACGACAGCTCCAAGAAAATCGGCTGCACCTGCCCCGATTTCAAAAACGCTAGGAAAAGGAAAGTCAGAAGTAGGACTCTCCGACAACCTAAGCGCAGATGAATGGATGGCAAGGCGCAATAAACAACTTTATGGCAGATAAGGAATAAACCTCATGGCTAATACAATCCTAACCCCTACCGCAGTGACTCGTGAAGCGTTACGAATCCTGCATCAAAAATGTACTTTTCTCAGCAACATTAACAAGCAGTATGATTCGTCTTTTGCCAAAGAAGGCGCGAAGATTGGTGACTCACTGAAAATCCGCTTGCCGAACCAATACACAGTCCGTACCGGATTGAACATGGTTGCACAGGATACGACTGAGAGTTCAACAACTCTGCAAGTTGCGACTGTGAAAGGCGTTGATCTTAACTTCAGCTCGCAAGACCTGACTCTCTCGCTGGATGATTTCAGCAAGCGTATCATCGAGCCTGCTATGAGCGTGTTGGCTTCTTCTATCGAAGCTGATTGCTTGCAGACAATGATTAAGCAGGTTTGGCAATCTACTGATAACAGTGCTATCACTATGGCTCAGGTGTTGCAGGCTCGCCGCAAGCTGCAAGATGCACTTGCTCCACCTGATAACCGCGTGTGCTTGCTGAACAGCAATGATTCCGCTGTGTTGGTTGATGCGCTGAAGGGCAATTTCAACGACTCCAAGGCAATTGCCAAGCAGTACATTGATGGCTACATGACTCGCATGGGTGGTCTGGATTTCTACGAATCTACTCACCTTGCAGACCAAGCTCGCGGTGCTGGTGCTTCTTACCAGACCAACGCTGCAACTGCTCAGACTGGCTCTACTCTGGTAGTTGATACTGGTACTGGTCTGGTTGATGTTGGTTCTATCATCACGATTGCTGGCGTGAACCGTGTACATCCTGAGACTAAAGTTGACACTGGCGAGTTGATGCAGTTCGTTGTTACTTCTAACAACGCAACAAATGCAACCAGCCTTGGTATCAGCCCTGCAATCATCGCAACTGGTGCAACTCAGAACGTGACCAATGGCGCAGCAAATGATAAGGCTGTAACAATCCTTGGTACTGCTGGCACTAACTACGGTCAGAGCCTGGTGTTCCAGAAAGATGCGTTCACTTTCGCAACTGCTGACTTAATCATGCCTTCAGGTGTTGATTTCGCAGCTCGCGAAGTAATGGATGGTATCTCAATGAGCATCGTGCGCGATTTCAACATCGCTGATCGTAGCTTCCCAGCCCGTGTTGATGTTCTTTATGGCTTCAAAGCGATTCGTCCAGAATTGGCTTGCCGTATCGCATCTGCCTAACATTAACACTGCTGGAAACGGCGGGAATCTTTTTTAAGGAGAATATCACATGGCTAATCCTATTAACATGATGCCTAACGTCATCTCAGGCGTAGGCGCAACCCGTACGCTGTTGCAATCAGAGCATGGTTCTACCTGCTTGTTTGATGCTGCTGCCGGTAACGTATACACACTCCCTACACCTGTTGTTGGTTTGTCTTTTACCTTCGTTCAGACTGTATCGGTAACCTCTAACGCTGCAAAAGTAATCACTGCTGCTGCAACTCAGTTCCTCGTTGGTGGCGTAATGTCTGCTAACTTGACTGTTGCTGCTTCCGGTGACTTCTTTGTTGCTAACGGCACGACTCACGTTGCTATCAGCCAAAATGGTACTGATACAGGTGGTCTGGTTGGTGGTGTGTTCACTGTTACTGCAATCAGTTCAACTCAGTGGGCAATCACTGGCGTGAATTGTGGTTCAGGTACTAACGCTGATCCATTTGCTACATCTTGATTGATCTAGGCTCACGGATGAGCCACTAATTTTCAAAGCGGTGACAATCGTCATCGTTTAATTGCGGGGGGATTATGACAACAGCGCTCGACATAATTACCCGCTCGCTTGTAACTATCAATGCAATTCAGGCAGGCGAAACTCCTACCGCTCAAGAGGCGGCAGATGGTTTGGTCAGTCTGAATGACTTGATGGAATCACTCAGCAACGAAGGTCTGACAATATCAGAAGTTGGTTTAGAGTCTTTTGCTCTGACTGGAGCTACTTCGTACACCATCGGAACAGGTGGCGTGTTTAACACTGGCAGACCGTCTAAGATTACCAACGCTTACTACACGCTTGGCAGTGTTGATTATGGCGTGGACATTCTGACTATGATTGAGTATCAGGCTTTGTCGTTAAAAGCGACTACAGGCTCAGTGGTACAGGCTATTGCGATTGATTACGACTACCCTCTCGCAAAAGTGTATGTATGGCCTGTTGTGTCATCAGGCACTCTTAATCTGAACATGGACAAGCCTTTCACTCGGTTCACTGCGCTGACTGATGTGCTGAGTCTACAGCCTGGATTCGAGCGCATGATTCGTTTGAATCTTGCCGCTGAATTGTTACCGGAATATATGAGCGTTTCTAGCGCTGTTGCTCAGGATATTACGATTAAGGCGATGGCATCGAAGGCTAATATCAAGCGGATAAATAGCAAGGGTCGTGTGCTTACTTGCGAAGTTCCTGCGGGTCGTGGTCAGCGTTATCAGATACAGAGGGGATGGTGATGCTAGCTGTTGTTGAGTCTATGGATTCCGATGGCGGCAGCTTCCGTGAGAGCATTCTTGGTTTACAGAATGAATTGCTTTGTATGGAACAGGTTGATTGTCCGGTTACTCATCACTTCGCGCCAAGTGTTTATGCCCGTGAGATATTCATGCCTGCGGGTGCTGTTGTTGTCGGCAAGATTCACAAACACGCTCACCTGAACATTATCAGCAAGGGTCGAGTAATTGTATCGACTGAGTTCGGTAAAAAGGAATTGATTGCGCCTTGTACTTTCGTGAGTGAGGCAGGTACTAAGCGGGCTGTTTACATTGTCGAGGATTGCATCTGGACAACGATTCACCCTACCGAAGAAACAGACCTTGCTAAGATTGAAGACCATGTTATTGCAAAAGACTACGAATCACTGCTTGAGTTTCAGCGTGAGAAATTGAGCTATACGGATATGAAAGGGGAAATACTATGACTTGGGTTGCTGCTGGTGCTGCCGCTGTTGCTGTTGTAGGCGGCGTGATGGGTAATAAGTCTGCGGGTAAAGCTGCGGGAGCGCAAAAGAAAGCTCAGGCAAGGGCAGCTAAAGAGCAGAAGAAAATGTATGAGCAGTCACGTAAGGACATGGAACCGTACATGACTAGCGGCACTCTTGCGAATACAAATTTGAATATGCGTATGGGTCTTGCGGGTGATGCAAGCAATAAAGACTACGGTTTTTTGATGAAGCGGTTCAACAATCAGGAGTTTGAAAAAGACCCTGGCTATCAGTTTCGCATGGATGAGGGCAATCGTGGCATAGCTGCGACTCAGGCTGCTAGGGGTGGTTTGTTATCGGGTGCGGCTGCTAAAGAGGCTGCGCGTTATAATCAGGGCTTTGCTTCTAACGAGTATGGGCAGGCTTACGACAGGTTCACCAATGACCAAGCGGGTCAGTACAACAAGCTCTCAGGCATTAAGGCATCAGGTCAGAATGCAGCTACAAGCATGATGGGAACGAATGAGCGTTATGGTGACAATATGGCACAAGGTCAGATGGCTCGTGGTGATATAAATGCCCAACTGATTGGCGCAAGGAATGCCAACAATCAAAACATGCTGAGTTCTTTGAACATGCTAGGTCAGCAAGGCATGGCAGCTAAATCATCAAGGCAGGCAAGTAATTATGGCGGGAACAAAGTAATATCAGGCAGCAAAAAATCAGGGTATAAAGACTATAACGGCATGGCAATAGATTTGTGAGGGTTTACTGATGGCGAATAACTTGATGGAAATGTTTAGACCGCAGCCAGTTTACACTCCAACTGATGCAATGCGTGACGTTGGTCAGGCTCAGAATGCTTTGGCTAGTGGTCAGCTAACATCGATGAAGGCAAACGCACTCGGTCAGGAAATGGCTGATGACGAGGCAATCAATCAGGTTATGTCAGCGAATGGCGGTGATTTGAACAGCGCGATGCAAGACCCCAATCTGAATTGGAAAGCCAAGCAGCAAATAGGCGGCATGATTTCAGAGCAAAACAAGGCGCAAGCTGATTCACAAATGAAGCGTGTCGAGTCACAGATAAAGAATTGGCAATATGCGGGAAACCGTGTTGGGTCAGCACAGAGTCAGGAAGATTGGGATGCTGCCCGTGAGGAAGTGCGCTCAGTATTGGGTGATGACTTTGCAAAGAATTTGCCCGAGCAATGGTCGCCAGAAGTGGCGCAGAAGCTAGGCGATGCTGCAATGACACACGCTGAAAAGATTGCATTGCAGAAAGAGGAAAGGCAGGCAAACTATCAGAATCAGTCGCTTGATTTGCAGGAAAGGCGTTTACAGAATGCTGAGCGTAATGGTGGTGGCGATTCGCAGCCAAAAGCACCTACGGGCTATCAATTCCAGACTGATGGATCGCTTGCTCCAATTAAAGGCGGTCCAGCGGATAGGCAAAGTGGCGCGGCTAAAACACAACTCAGCTCACAAGCACAAAAAGAGCTGTTTGAAGCTGACGACATGATTAACGCGGGGAACAACATCGTTACTGCTATTGATACAGCGATGCAATACAACGACAAGGCTTATAGTGGTCTTGGTGCTTCACAACGCGCATTTGCTCGTAGTCAGTTGGGCGATGACCCTGCGGCAAACGCTACTATACAGATGGATAACATCATTAAAGACCAAGCGTTGTCGTCCATGAAAGCCATTTTTGGCGGAAACCCAACAGAAGGCGAACGGGCTATTTTATTGGAGCTTCAAGCCTCAACAGAGAAAACACCTGCACAGCGGGCTGAGATACTTGGCAGGGCAAAACAGGCGGCAATTCGCAGGATGGATATTAACAAGCAGAAGGCTCAAGCATTGCGGTCTGGTACTTATTTCAATGCAGCCCCTGAAGATGTACAGCAAACAGCACAACCTGCTGATGACAATATCGATGACCTGCTGGAGATGTACAAATAATGGCTGACTTAGCACAGGTAGAATCCGCACTCCGCAAGGCTCACGCTGCTGGTGATGTAGATGGCGCTCGTCGTCTTGCCAGTGCATACAAGACTATGCAAGCCCAACAGCCTGTTGCTGAATCTGCACCTGTATCAGAGCCTGCAATGGTACAGCCTGAGCCTGTAGCACCTGCAAGAGTCAACAAGCTGGCATTGCCTGAGAAAGCGCCTAGGCTGTCAGGTGATGGCAGTGCTGCATCCTATCTGAAACAAGGTACGCGCTCAGGATTACAGGGCACTACCCTAGGCTGGTCTGATGAGATAGGCGCGGCTATTGCTGCACCACTTTATAAAGCTGGCGAGAAAGTCGGACTATTGCCTGAAACTAATCAGCCTGTATTTGTCAGCGAGGAAGGTAATCCATCGCTTTATAGTCAGATGCAAGCACAGTCTGATGCTGAACAAAAGCAGTTCTCCAAGGATTATCCTGTAGCAGATATTGCTGGTCAGATTGGCGGTGGTCTTATCCCTGCTGCATTGACTGCTGGCGGCACTGTTGGCGCACAGACTTTGACGCAACTAGCAGGTCGTGGTGCATTGCAAGGCGCTGGATATGGTGCTGCTTACGGCGCTGGCTCTGCTGAACAGGGATTCACAAACAGGCTAACAGGTGGCGCTATTGGCGCTGCTATTGGTGGGGCTACTGGCGGCCTTGCTGCGCCTATTATTAACGGGTTAGGCAAAGGCGCTGGTGCGTTTAAGAACGCATATCAGGAAATGGTGTCACGCACTCCAAGACAGAAAGCTGAATTGCTAATGCAGGGAGTGGCTAGGGATTCTGGAATAACGCCTGTTGAATATGCTCAACGAGTAACCGGATTAGGCAAACAGGGGACACTAGCAGATGCTTCAGAAAATATGTTGTCGGTTGCGGATCAGGCAGTATCTAAAGTCGGAGCAACTAAGGAAGCAGCAAGAGAGCTTGTCAAGACAAGAAACAAAGGAGAGCAAGCCGATGTGCTTGCTGTGTTGGGTAAGCAGTTGGGTGTTAATAGCGCTGATGATATTGCTGTTGCGATAGAAAAGAACGCGGCAGATAGAACAGCAAAGGCATCGCCACTGTATAAACAGTCGTTATCGTCTACAGTTCCAGAAAGTGAGGCATTCGAGAAATTACGAGCATTGCCTGATTTCCAGAAGTTTTTGCGGGCTGGTACAAAATTAGCAGAAAATGATATTGATAGAGTGACTCGTCAGATTGACCCATTGACTGGCAAAGCTACTGGTAAGTTTATGCCTGCTGTCCGCACTGAGGCGGAAAGGCTGCAAGATGCTAAAGAGGCATCCTATGCTCAGGAATTAGCACACAGAATGGCTGGTGATAGTCACGCGGCTTCACTTGTAGCAAAAACAAGGAATAGGATTACTGAGGTATTGGACACTCTGCCAGGCTATGCTGAGGCTCGTCAAACATGGGCAGGAAGCAAGGCAATGGATAACGCCTCCGAAGTTGGCAGAAGTTTCTTTAAGCTGACAGAAAACCCTGACGAGTTTATAAATGCCGTTAAGGGCATGACACCTTCTGAGAGAGAGTTTGCTCAGATGGCTATGATGAAGGCGGCAACTGATAAAGCTGGTGCAGCGTCAGGAAACAGAAGCATAGCGCGCACTCTGATTGGTGAAGATGGCAACGTCAACCGTAAGAAAATGCTTGCAGCGTTAGCGGGTGATGATGCCGTTAAGGAATTAGAAGCTAATGCCGCCAAGTGGGGCAGATTCCGCAGGACTTCAAATGCTATCGAAGGATCGCGCACTGCTGAAAGGCTAAACACAAAAGAGGCGCTAGACGGTGCAGAGGCGCTAACTAATCCGCGTGGTTTCGTAGTCAATAAGCTGATGGAAACTCTCACGCCTAATGGTAGGCGCATGTCTGACCCTGCCGTGACTAATGAGTTGGGTAATATCTTGATGGCTCAAGGTGTACCAGAGAGCGAGATAATCCGTCTGCTGACACCTGCACCTGTTAGGCAACAAGTAATCGGCAAAGCTACAGGTCAAGTGCTGTTACCCGCTGAACAGGTATTGCTTGATAGGGTTCGCCAATGAAACGCATCCCGTTTTTAGGTCTAGGCGTTCAATCAGGCTTCCCGTCAGTCACGGCTCAATCACGGGTTAATTGCTATCTGGAAAAGGTAACCGATGACGAAACGACTACCATCGTAGCCTACGGTATGCCATGCCTAGAATACTTCACAAGTGTAGGCGGTAGCCCTGTTCGCGGTATGCTGACGTTTGGCGACTACATTTATGTCGTATCTGCTGCTGATGTTTACCGGATAGATGCAGGCGGTAATATCCTGAGCATTGGCACTATCACATCTACCTATGGTCGTGTCGGCATGGCTTGCAATGGTAGCCAGATACTTATAGTAGACGGGTCTGCTAGTGGATGGCTTTATGATTTGTTCCTGCCTAAGACCTGCACAATATCAAACCAAGCGCCGACAAAGATTTCATGCATTAATCACGGCTTGATAGATGGCAGTGCGATGACGTTTACCACTACCGGAACACTGCCTACTGGACTGTCAACAGGCACAACCTATTACATGGTCGATCTTGACGATCCCAACAGCTTTAACGTAGCTCTGACTCGTGGCGGCACTCCGATCAATACGTCAACGGCTGGATCTGGTGTGCATACGATTAATGCGGTGCTGGCTAAGATTACCGCAGAGGGATTTCCAGGCGGTGAAACGGCTGCTTTCCTAGACGGCTATTTCGTTGTCAACAAGCCTTCAACCGGTCAGTATTACGTTTCTGGATTGTACGATGGTATCAACTGGAACGCGCTTGATTTCGCCAGTGCTGAAAGTAATCCCGACAACATCATTGCAGTATATGCTGACCATGGCGAGGTGATTCTATTCGGGCCATATACAACCGAGTTTGTGCAGAATGTAGGCGCTCAGGATTTCCCTTTCGGTCGGGCAGGCGCTCCTTGTGAAGTTGGTCTTGCTGCTAGGTGGACTATCTGCAAGATGGATTCTGCTGTAATGTTTCTCGGTCGTAATCGCATGGGCGAGGTGCAAGTTTATTTGCTGAATGGCTATGTGCCTCAGCGAGTGAGCAATAGTGACATAGAGCGGATACTGAACAGCTATACCGCTGTCAATGATGCAACTGCTTTCTCGTTTATGACTAACGGGCATCCGATGTATGTGCTGAATGTTGGCGGTCAGACTTGGATGTATGACATGCAGTCAGGATGTTGGTCTAAATTGAAAGGCTACGGTCTCGAGCGGTATCGTGGTGAGATTGCTGATGTGTTTGGCATGACTGCTATTGTTGCTGATTATGCCAATGGGAATGTGTTTCGACTGAAAGATACTGTCTATGAGGATAACGGTGAGCCAAACATCATGAGCGTGACAGGTCGGCATATTAGCTCAGGTCTTGATAGGCTCAGGGTTTACAACCTGCAAGCGGATATTGAGTCAGGTACAGGATTAAGCACTGGCCAAGGCTCTGACCCTGAGATGATGCTAGAGATTTCCCGTGATGGTGGTCATTCATGGGGCAGTCAGCTAATAGCCAAGATGGGCGCATTAGGTCAGTACAGGGCAAGGGCGCAATGGGCAAGGCTTGGCGCGGCGCGTGATTTCACTTTTAGATTATCAATATCTGACCCTGTGAAGCGGTGCATTCTTGCTATTTACGGTGATGTCGAATGAGCCAGCCTCCGTTAAGAGAATCACTAAATACTGACCAAATACCGAGAGCATGGGTTACATGGTTTACCGAGGTAGGCAACCTTGCAGCAACAGCGGCACAGTCAGGCGCTACTGCTAATAGACCAACGAGTGAAAACTTTGTCGGGCGTACCTATTTCGATACAGACCTTGGCTACCCTGTATGGATTTCCAATATCGACGCAACTACTAAGGCTGTAACATGGGTGAACGCCAGTGGTGCATCAGTTTAATTTGAGGGTTGAGTAATGGCTTATTATTTATCGCCCATATCACGGCGACAGTTTATTGATGCAAATGGTAATCCATATTCAGGCGGGAAGATTCACACGTATCTAGCGGGTACTACTACACCTGCGACAACCTATAAAGATTCACTCGCTGCCGCATCAAACACAAATCCGATTATCCTTGATACCGAGGGTCGCACTCCTTACTCGGTATGGTTTACTGATGACGTTGTTTATAAGTATTCGGTAACTGATAGTGCTGATACCCCTGTTTATACCGAGGACAATGTATCGGGAATAAATGACTTTGTTATTCCTGCTGTCAATGAATGGGTAGCAACTACTGTAACCTGCGTCTATTCCTCTGCAACTGTATTCACAATTACAGGCTCAGACGAAACGGCAACACTGCACGTTGGCAGACGGTTAAAAATCACGGCATCAAATGGCACGAATCCGGTTTATGCCACTATCACTGTGTCTAGTTATGCGCCATCCACAACGACGATCACTTATGTTGTAGATTCCGGCACTGTAGCCAATGCAGCTATTTTGGTCAGCTATGGTCTGTTGTCATCGGTCAACCCCGCAGTGCCTAAAGTTGCATTGCCTGATGGATCTACGGCTGTTACTCAGATTTCATCTGACAATACAACCAAGGTTGCAACGACTGCTTTCGCTCGGTCATTGTTGGTTCAGTACACGAATGTTAGACGGCAGTCGATTATGTCTGCAATGGTCAGTTCAACAGGCACAACTGACCTAGGTGGATCAACAGGCGGAACTACAATTGTTACCACTAAAATAGGAACTGCTCCTACGAGTCAGGTTGGATTAACTCCAGGATCGTCCTATGTGTCTATTACCTCAATGCCGTTGATTGTTACTGCCGCCAATGGATACGGCGCTGATGTTACAGGAACAAGCACATCCAACCTTACATGGACTGGATTAAATTCTGTTCCTGCTGCTACTTATTATCTATACGTTGACGTGAATACATCCACTGGCGCATTAGTAACTGGGTCTACAACAATTGCGCCAACATATCAGAATGGCGGCACACCATCAACAGCGGCGGCAACTGATACGTTCAATATCGAACAGATGGTAATGTGGTCAGGTAATGGCGCTGCGGCTGTTCAAGTTTATCGAGTCTATGTTGGTCAGGTCGATGCCGTTTTAGGCGTAACGTCTGGAAATCTAATTTGGTATGCAGTTAATGGACATTTTGAGTCACCATATACAGCAACGCTGCCTGGTACGAATGTAACAATAAGCGCCGAGCATAATATCGGATGTATACCTAGATTTACTTCTGTGGTTATACAATGTACAACGGATGAAGATGGCTATGTTGTAGGTGATGAAGTTATTCCGCACACTAGCAACATAACAGGACAATCAAATCCACTTAATATTGCGGCAAACAAAAAAACGGTCTACATGCGTACAGGTTTATATGCTGCGTTTGGTCTTATTAATGCGGGAACAGGACAGAGTGGGCCTTTAACTGCGGCAAACTGGAAATATAGACTAATTGCTGATAGGGGCTGGTAATGGGCTATTACGTCAAATCAGACTACAGCGGGTATTATGTAGGAGATAAAGTTGACTCCTCAGATATTTCTGTTACTGAGAGACCATATTCTACGTGCTATTGGGATGGTGCGGCATGGGTGTATGATTTAGACGAAACGCGAATAGTAGCGAAACAGATTTACACAAATGCAATGACATCTGATATAACGACTGCTATGGAGGCAGGAGATAACCCTGTCGATATGCTCACTACCATCGCATATTCGTTTATGCGTGCTGACCTTGTGGCGTATGGCGATAATGTAGCGAACAACTGCCCATTTATTGACGGTTACAGAGTAATTACAGGTCAAACAAAAGCCGACTGTGTTACTAGCATATTGAACGATGCGGATTTAGCTGCCTCTCTTCTTGGTAAGATTTTAGCAAGACGCGATACTGACTACGATTTAATAGATGCGGCTGCAACAGGTCCGGATATTATTGCAATCGTTTATGTACGACCATTTTAACGGAGAAATGTAATGACACAATACACAGCAACAGTAGCAGCATCAGGAACAACTAGCGGATGGATTAATGTGCTGACAGACATTGCTCCGTTGGGGCTAACATCTATCGTCACCCCTGGCACATTGACATCCACATCGTTGACGCTTCAGGTTTCGCTGGATGGATCGACAGCTTTAACGCTTTATGATTACACTGGTTCAACGTTTACGATACCGTGTGTTGCTAATGCGTGGATTGCGCTTGACCCTGCTTTATTCCTTGCTTTTCCTTGGGTTCGAATTGTTACAGGTTCATCCGAGGCGGCGGCGAGAACATTTACTCTTGTAGTTCGCGGGGTGTCGTGATGTTGAGTTATTATGCAAGAAATTCAGTGAAGCAAGTAATTCAGCCAACAGGAAATGTATCTGTAACATCTGCAAACGGAGCGAATGCAACACTGGCATCGTTTGCAATCCCTGCTGGTACGATGAGAGCTAACAGTCAGATTGTTATGTGGCTTGACCTTACGGCATCAATTTCCGGTGCAGGTCAACAGGTTAACATTATCCTCAATGACGGCAGTGCCACTACAGTTCTGCATGGTCTTGTTAATAGCACAACATTATCTCGTGTGACGATGCGGATAGCTAACAGAAACAACACATCTGCTCAATACTGCGCGATTGAAAATGTACTTAACTTTTCAGTCGGCGGTGTGCCTGTGCAAACAACGACAAAAGCATTGGCGGGTGCATTTACATTGAGCGTTACGGCGACAAATTCAGCGGGTGATATAACGCTGCAATCTATACTTGTGGAGATAGTGCCATGATTACGCTACCTGTTGAAATAGTTGATGGCTCTGCTTGTATTGATTGGTCATTAGTCCCATCCGATGCTATTAGCATTGTGATAGGTATTGATAAGGCAACTGTTTATCAAGCTGGTGATGACATACCAACATAAGGATGTTTTGATATGAGCTGTGCAGAATGCCCTAACGCCGGATTGAGCGATAGAATCCAGAGAGTCGAGATGGATAGTGCAAGGCTGATGGCGGCACTTGAGGGTATCAAGGCCAATACAGATGAGCTTGTATCTTTTAGCCGCACTCAGGTACGAATGGAAGAGCGTCAGCTTAACCAAGGGCAGGCGATTGAAAGAGCCTTTGCAGCTATAAAAGAATGTCACGATGATGGCGGGGAAAGACTATCGGCTATTGAGGTTGAAATTCCGACACTCATTTTAGCTCGCAAGATGGTATTTGCATCGATGATATGGATGATTATGATGACTGCTACGATGGCATGGCAAATTATCTTTAGGCAGTCGTAATGAGCTTCGTCGATCTTGCTTTGCTTGATGACATAAATTACAAGGTGAATCATCTTCTGCGTCAGAAGCCCGATACTGTTGGGCACTGGCAAAAAGCTGATGAGTCTCGCAGGCTTGGTACTGGGGATTGTGAGGATTTTGCGATTCTCAAGGCCCAGGAACTCAAGGATGCAGGTGTAGATGTTTCGCTGCTTACTATTGCTGTTTGCACTACCCGCAAATCACAGCAGCTTCACGCTGTTTGCTTAGTCCCTAGTCGCAGACGCGTTGGGATATTTAAGCGCAGGTGGCAGGATACGACTGTTGTGCTTGATAACCTGAGCGACAATATCTACAGAATTGAAAATACGGGTTATGTGATAACGAATAAATATCCTGCATCGAGGTGGGTTGTATGAGTGACTTGACCGGACTAGGCTCTGTATTTGATTTCGGCAGCAAGGTAATCGACAAGATATTCCCCGATGCGTCAGAGCGTGATAAAGCCAAGCTCGAATTGATAAAGGTTCAAGCTGATGGGCAGCTCAAGGAATTGGAAATACAACTCTCTGCGATACTTGCAGAAGCCAATTCTACTGATCCATGGACAAGCCGAGCGCGTCCGTCATTCCTTTATGTCGTGTACATCCTGATTCTGTCGAGTATCCCTATGGGTATTCTGTACGCTTACTCACCTGATACCGCTACGGCTATATCTACGGGCTTCTCAGCGTGGCTGAAGGCAATCCCTCCTGATATTATCGACCTGTTCCAATACGTCATGTTGGGATACATAGGCGGTCGTTCATTCGAGAAGCTGAAAGGTGTTGCAAAATGACTATCAGCAAAAACATGAAAGCCTTTCTGGACATGATTGCCGTCAGTGAGATAGGCAAAGGACTTCTTGCTGTCAGCGATAACGGCTACAACGTCATCGTTGGTTCGACCGCATCGCATCCGAAACTGTTTGATGATTACAGTCAGCACCCAAAGGTACGAGTTCCTGCGATGAATAGCAATGCGGCAGGCCGTTACCAGTTTATGGGCCGGTACTGGGATTTCTACAAAGAAAGCCTTGGGCTTCCAGACTTTGGACCAGAGTCGCAAGACAAATGGGCCATCCAGCTAATCAAAGAATGCAAGGCTGTTGATGATATTGAAGCCGGGCGCATTGAAGCGGCAATTACAAAGTGCCGATCTCGGTGGGCAAGCTTTCCTGGCGCTGGTTACGATCAGCACGAGAACAAAATGGATGTTCTTGTTGCTGCATATCGCGCTGCGGGTGGGACTGTTTCAGCATAAAAAAGGGGACGCTGACCAAGGCAATCCCCGTCTTGCTTCAGCAAGGTTTAGGTTTTTTCTTCGCCATGGTGTCATCCTCTATCAGCATCGGGCGGTGCTGTATCCGCTAAATGTTATTACTATTCTGCTTCGCCAATAAATAACATCCGGCTATTTTCGTACGGTTTCCCAACTGCAAACTGGTTTCCGCGCATATCTATGTACTCATAGTGCTTTTCTGGGTCAAAATCAACCTTGCGGTATGAGTCTCCTTCCCACGCTCTAGACCGTATGCCATGAAGCACTTCAACTGTTGCGCCTTGGTCTTGTGTTTTTAGCCATTCAATAAACTCTGAAACAATCATAATCACTCCAACCTCAAATGCTGCGTGTTTAAGTCAACCCATTGCAGGTACTTGTAATTCCTATTATCGCGCTTTCTCTTCGGCTTTGACGCTGCTTTCAACTGTTGAGAACACTTCTCATGGTTGAATTGCCTGCCTCGTTTACCGCCGCACACGGGGCAGTTGTAGCTGTCGAGCCTCATAAATATCCCCTATGCTCCAACTTTACCGCGCATTCTGCTAATTAATGACGGGCATTCTTCAAGTATGTTTTGAATGTAAGCTCTAGGCTCAAGCGTTCCAATATGTTCCCACTCTGGATCATCTTCCAGAATTAACGCTTCCTCATGGTATCTCGCCTTAACTTGCTGTCCTTTCGCATAAACAAAAACTGTTCGCTCATACATAACTCTCTCCAATCCCCTACTTTTTGCTGGCTGTGACGTAATTAATTGCGTCAGGTGATGTCTAATTAGTGTTAGGTACATGGTATCCGCTGAACAAATGTTCTTCCAAATTCATTATCTGACCACTCCAAAACACCAACCGGGATCGGGTTTTTGTTTATCGCTGACGAGGTTTTGTTGTCATCCTCAAACTCAAATCCTTGTTTGTTTAAGTGAATCCGCATCTGTATTTCTACCGGTATGCCTCGATAAAATCCGCAAACTATCAGCGAGTATGGCATTGTGTACCTAACAACGCGCTCAACATCGCTCACCTTGTTCGCTGGACTCGCTTCATTCACTTTGTTCATTTCGCTCACCTGTTAGCTTGGGGTTATGCGTCAATGGTCATTGATCTATGCCAGTCTGAAAGTGGCCTACACCATATCCGCCCGTTGTCCCCGCGATAAACAACAGTAACATGGTACGACTCTGGTCGCTCGGTATTCTCGTTTGCAATACATACAACAGTGTATCTATTGCCATTCGTGTGCCGCCAAATACTACCAACTTGACACATAACAACGCCATCAACTTCATTCGCTTCGCTCATTGGACTCTCTCCTTTCAGTCGTTCGCCAGTTATGGCAATGGTTATATGACACTTACCGAAACCTCTCTACACGCAAAGCCTTCGCCAATCTTACGCGCAATGAAAAGCTCAGTGTGTTCATCGTTTGACCTGTCGTTATCCATGCAGTAGTATTCTCCCCAGGCTTGCAACTCTGAAAGCATAGCTGCGCTTACAATTTCATCATCTTTAACAATCGCAAACATTTTCATATCAATCTCCTCTGTGTCATATAACAACGCAATCAACTCGGACGCTTCGCGCCGGTTAGCTTGGGGTTATACGTCATCAACAACGCGGTACTCTGTTACCAAAGTAAGGCTTGACGGCACTTGGTATTTGTATGATTTTTCAATTTCAATGAGTCGCGCAATAGCCTCATCCTCTGAATCGTGGCCGTCATACCCATTCAGCGAATCAGTGCTGTAATATGGGCCAAACTCTCGGGGATCTTTTACGAGTCCATCACCTGTTATTTCTTTCCAGTAATATGTTTTCTTAATCATTACTTATTCACCTCTAAAACATTTAACAACTCATTCAACCGGGTTCCTGACTCTTGCCATCTGGCTGTGCAGCTCTCGCATATCAAACGGCAGCACCTCATGGCTGCACCTGACAGCTATCAGTGTGTTTGCCATCTTGTACAGACCTGCCTCGACTAGAGCAGGTATCCACTCGTCATCATCCATGGCTTTGATTTCTGCTATCAAATTAATCATCATATTCAAGCACCCATTTACCAGCAGCATTATTGATAGCCTTCATCAGGTCATCTCTGTGATCTTCAAATTCAATATCATCACCATCCATGTCAGTTACATACTCTATCTCTACGTTATCGCGTGAGCGGCCTTCTAGCGACTCTGGAGATGTTGTGAAATAGCATGTAACCATTTGCGGGGCATCTTCAACTATTTCTAGTACTGTGTCGATTGAGTATTTCACCATGCCATCCTCAGTAATTGATTGCCTAATCTAGCACATCCAACACGATCCTCAACTGTGGAATATACGGAGGGAAACTCAGGGTCTTTGATGCTGCGTTCTTTAATCCTGCGCCTGCGGTTTTTATCCCTGTTCGCAGGGTTTGGATGCTTGAGTTCGAGGTTGCCAATAGCGTTGTTGGTAATGTCGCCATCAGAGTTCGTAACATACGCGCCGTTAGCTATTGCATCACCGCAGAATGCCATCCACACAAGCCTACGCACTGACTTTGACGTATATCCCTCAGCGTTCTTGAGTGACACGTTGTAGCAGTTATTGCCTAGCTTCTGTAACACGATGCGGCCAGGCAGAAACCTCTCGCCTGCTTTGCTGTGTGCTTTTATCATCCTGTCCTTCGAGCGAACAAATCCGGTATTAGAAACCTGATAATCAGGGTAGCTCGGTATGTCTTTCCATATCTCAGTCACGCTACGTTACTCCACTTCTTGTGTATCAATGCAACTACAACATCAGGTATCGGCGTACTCTCAATAACATCCGGTGCTGTGTCTCGTTTGCGCTCTCGTCTTATCCGCTGCTGTATCAGGTGGCAAGTCGGACACTTCATGCTTGAACCCCAAAGGATTTTAGCGTGGCCGTATGAGCAGTGTGTGCTAGTGCCTTTCATTTGCTTTCCTTGGCGATGGCTTTCTCAAACTCTCCATGGATTGAATATCCAAGCCCACCATGATTGTTTGCCCACTTGATAACGTTCAGCAGCTCGGCGTTCTTCACGCAAAGATCTGCATTCTGTTGAGCCTGCCTCACGGCTTCGGCTGCAAGTCTTGATGATTGCTCTTTCAGCTCTGCGTTCTGTTGCTTTAACTCCTGCACTCGTTTAATCATGTGCGCTGCCCACTCTTCTGCATCGCGCTCGACATTATACTCATGTTGTGTCATCAGTATTTACTCCCGTAGACTGAGCGAAATTCGTAACGCATTAACTTTGGCATTCCTTGCTGCCCTTTTATATCAAAAT